ACTGGTTATTACACCGTAACATAAATTAATATGTTACCCGGAATTAAATTTTCATGAAAAATTTATTGTAATTTTTTGATTCTGATCTATTAGATTTAAAGAGTCGAAGTTATCAGAGAGAGATAACAACATCTAGTCTAAACATTAGGCTATCTGAGAAAAGGTATATGCTTTCAATAGAAAGTAAACCCCTCCACAAATATATTCTTTTTCTTTAACATATGAATAAAAATACTTATAACATAACAGTTAAGCTATGTCGTATCTTATATCCAAATATTAATGTTATAGAATATCTAAACCCATATTTTAAATTATTTAATAAAATGGAAAAGAATAATGGTATTATATATACCGTTAAATTTTTCAAACAAGGAAGATTACACTGTACAAGGTACATGTGTGGTAATCCTCTATTATTTAATAAAATAAAATTAGGAATAGATCCCGAAGGGTGACCAATAGTGTTTGTTTTTTTAAAAAATTTATCTAAAGGAACTTTAGAAGAAAAGAAGTTTTTAATGACTATCTTATCTTTAACAAGATCCGTTATTTTAAACGATTTAGAAAAACAAAAATTAATTCCTGATTATAAATCAATAACTGAACCTTCTAGTATGAAAAAAATCATACCATCAGGTTTTATTAAAGATTTTGTTAGTAAATATAATTTAAATAGTGAATTGCCCAAATTTGATAAACAACAAGTTTATTTATCAAATAAAGCAGGTCCAATAGGAAAAACTACCTTAAATGCATTAAGCACTATATGTAGTTTATCTTATTATACCATTCAAAATTTATACAAACTTACTAATGAAGAAGGAATTAATTATTTTAATCAAAGTTACAAATTTGCCTGAGAAAAAGATGATAGTAATATCAACTTAATAACTGGTAAATTATCATTTATATACGATCCTGAATGTAAATTAAGAATAGTTGCAATAGTAGATTACTATACACAATTATATCTTAAACCTATACATGAAAAGATTATGAATAAACTTCAAAATCTTCCTCAAGATAGAACTTATACTCAAGATCCATATAATAAATGAAACGATGATTATAATCAATATTGATCACTAGATCTTTCATCAGCAACAGATAGATTCCCAATAAAACTTCAAAGAAGACTTTTGGAACATATGTTTTCAAAAGAATTATCTGAAGGTTGATTTGGTATTTTATCTGGCAGAAAGTTTAAAACCCGTGAAGGTGACATGGTCTCTTACGAGACTGGACAACCTATGGGTGCTTATTCTTCCTGAGCTGCCTTCACATTAACCCACCATTTAGTTGTACACTGATGTGCACACTTAAGTGGCATTCAAGATTTTAAAGATTATATAATTTTAGGTGACGATATTGTTATAAAAAACGATAAAGTTGCTAAATTGTATAAAATTTGAATCAAGAATTTGGGTGTGGATTTATCTGAGGCAAAGACACATGTATCTCACGATACTTATGAATTTGCTAAAAGATGAATCTGTAAAGGAAAAGAAATTACCGGTATACCAATATCTGGAATCATTAATAATATTAATAATCCTTTTATTGTTATGGTAAATCTTTATGATTTTTATAAAATCAAAAGAAATTACTTAAGTTCTTCATTGAATTTAACCCACGTAGTTAAAAAACTTTACAAAGGATTAAATTACAAATTGAGTACTAAGTATTCAAATTCTAAATTTAATTCGAAAGTTTCT